TGGACCCACAAGCTTCGTGTAGACAGGCGTGGAGCCTACTACCAGCTCAAGGTTGAGGTCACAGATGGCAGGGTGAGACTTCACACAATCACGTCTGGCAATGTGCCAGGACAACGAAGAGACGGACAGCACGGAGGACTTTGGTAATGCCAGACAGCGCAAAAAACTTTTCTTATGACGGGACGAACGGTCCCATTTCCACCACAACGGTGACACGGGCAGAGCTTATCACTGCCATGGAACACCTGAACTATGCCGAAGGCTACAACATCCGGGCCATTGATGAACTGGCAGGGTCTGGCTTGGTGTCGGTTGACAGTTTGGGTAATGCTTATGCGAGGTCCATATCAGGTGATAATGGCCTCACGGTTTCAAACGCGACAGGCATATCAGGCAACCCCACGGTAGGCATTGGCACTCCTTCCGCGGTCAGGCAAACTATTAATGACACGGAAGCAAACACCCTAACTGCTGATGTCGCCGTCAGTGTGATTTCAGTGTCAGATTCATATGCTTTACCGGAGCCGACAGTCAATGTCATCTCGTCGAAGGTGGTTATCAACAACAGTTCAGGCAATGCCACCATAACGAGCAGCTTTTGGGGGGATACGAGCATCTCAACCTCGGTCGTTATACCCACAAAGCAGATGGCTATTTTCTACACTGACTTGAGCCAAAAATGGTATGTTCAAGTGAGCGGTAACCTGACAATCAGTTAAAGCTATGGCACTTTCTTTTTCAGTAACCCCAGGTTATTCCTTCTCGGATTCGGAGAAGGTCACATACAGCAAGCTAAACCTGCTTGGCAGTCCGGTTATCACACTAGACGGGCAAGCCGAGTCCGGAGAGATAGCAGACGGGTCCATCACCACTGCCAAGCTTGCCAGCACGATTGACATCAACAGCAAGATAGCCGACCACAACATAGACCTGACCAAGCTGGCAAGCGGCACACACGGTCAAGTCTTGTATTATGACTCAAACGGTGACCTGGTGACTTTGAACCCTGGCACTGCTGGCAACTTCCTGAAAACAAACGGAACTGGGGCAGACCCAGAATGGGCAGCGCAAGCCGGGGTAAGCACTGTCAACATTTCCCAGATTGTCACGTCTGGTGCAGACAAATACATCAGCACGGACTCATCAGGAAACATACAATGGGAAGCCAAGCCTGGTGCCATTAGTGTGGCAACAGTTTGGCACCAAGAATCCACCAACACTGCTGCGGAAGCATCCACAACATCTGCCTCCGCACGCAAAGTGACCAACAAGACAGACCCTGACGGCATTGTCACGCTTGGCGGGACATCATTTGCACTTGAAGACGGGACGTATGTTATCGACGGCCTGGTCAGTTATGACTCAGCAGCAGCGAACACCACTGCTTGGCTGTATGACACTACTGGAAGTAGTATTCTAGTCTACGGTGGTGCTGCTGTTACGCAAGCAAGCAATGCAGAAAGCGGTTGGCTCCCATTGAAGGGAAGGTTCACTCTGGCATCTGGCGGTGCCAACACACTTGAGATACGACAAATCGCTGGAGCAGCCGTGACTGGCGGGTTTGGCAAGGCGGCAAACTTAGGTCAACCAGAGGTATACACCACATTCACTCTTTGGAAAATAGCATGACATTTGACCGCTCCATAAGGGACGACTTCATGCGCCTGACTCACAACAATGAGTCAGCTTGGCAATTTGTGGAGCTGTTTGCTGAGAGGTCACACCAGCTTGATGACATCATTGATGGTGACAAATCACTGACTGATGAGCAGTTGATTGAAGCAGAACTGGCATGGATGCTGGCATTGTCCAAGAACCCATTTTATACAGCACACCAAGGGTTCCTTATGCCTCTGCTTATCATGTCATGCAATGCCTGGTTGGATGCAAATAAGTGGGAGAAGTCAGAGGACCAGGTTAAGCGGGTGCATTCGGATGTGCTGAAAAGTTATTATCACGAAGTGATGTTTGCAGTGGTCTACCTTTGCGGTGGGTGGAAGGCTCTGCGGGAATTTACAACACTCCACCGGGAATACCAGAAAGACAATTATCATGGGAATGTATAGCGCAAAGGCACCACCCGACAGGGATTACGCCAAGGAGACACGGGAATCATTGCAGGCACAAATTGACCTGGCACCAGACTTGTATGCTGCTGAAGCAAACCCTGATTATGGTAGGGCTGCGTACGCGCAACTTGACCTGGACATCTTGAGGGATGTTATGACAGGCAAGGACGGCCAACCAGGATTGCTTGAGCTTTACGAAAAGGACATCATGCCAGGTCTGTCCAGAGCAGACGCAGCAGGAAACAGGGTGTCACGGGAAGCTGACATTGCTGATGTCGAGCAGCTCGGTCAGCGAGCTACCGAAGCCTTCCGTAGTGCCAACCCAGAGCAGGCTGCACTGCTGGACAGGTTGAACAAGCAAGCCATGTCTGAACTGGACGCAGGAGCAGGCCTGCCTCCAGCATTGGCCCGTGAGATTGAGCAACAAATCAGGGGAAGTCAGGCAGCAAGAGGTATGGGTTTTGGCATGGCTGACGTTGGCCAGGAGGCTTTGATAAAAGGACTGCAAGCAGAGCAGCTTCAGAGACGCAGGCAGCAGTTCGCCCAGAACGTGGTCGGAATGAATGCAGCTACCGCCACAGACCCATTCTTGGCTATCCTTGGCAGACCTGGTGTCCAGGTTGGTCAAGCGGCTGGCATAGCAGGGCAGGGCCAGGGATTCAATCCTGGTAGTGTGTTCAATCCTGAGTCTGCCTATGCGGGGTCGTTGTATGCAAACAACTACAATGCGAAGCTGAACGCCAGCATCGCATCTGCCAACGCCATGTCTGGTGCTATGGCCGGTATAGCTCAAGGAGTTGGGTCTGCTGCTGGCGGGATGTTTCAGGGCAAATGCTGGGTAGCTCGCGAGGTGTATGGGGCCGACAACCCAATGTGGTTGCTGTTTAGGCATTGGCTGACTGAAGATTCACCTCGATGGTTCCATGACCTATACGTCAAGCATGGGGAGAGGTTTGCCGAATGGTTGACCCAGAACTCCTGGTTGAAACCTTTCATCAGGAAGTGGATGGATTCACGTATCCGAACCTTGTTTAAATAATACTATGCCATTTTCACAACAGTCATACACAGGTCAGGGGATAGTCCAAATGGACCCACGTGCTGGGGAGTTCATTGGGGCAACCCTCGCCAACATGGGTGCCAGCGTTGGCAAATCCATCGGCCAAGGCATTGCCGAATACAAACGTCGAGCAGGTGCCAGCAAAGGCATGCGGGAAGCCATGGTCAACCTTGGATTGCTTGACAAGGACAGGGCCAACTCGATGGGCTTTGATGAGCTGCTGTCATTCAGCGAGAATGCCCCGTCCCTACTAGCCAAGCAGAAAGAAGCCCAGTTTGGTGAAGTGTTGAGCAGCTACCAGCAGGCCAAGCAGCCGCAGAGCGTGAGTGAACAGGTTGACTTTGGCCCTCAAATCGAGCGTGCAGAATCTGAGCTAGGGCAAGCGATTCAGAGCAACGCATTCATACCTCGCATGGACCGATACCAACCAACGACCATCGACAAGACACAAGGCTTAGAGATGCCTCAAGCAATGGCTGGTACGAATGCCCCCCGTTTGCGCTCCATTTTGCCATCAGGGCAAAAGGCTACATCCGCTCCATTATTAAGCACCATGGAAACCATTAAGGCTGGTGGAGTGAAAAGCAGACAACCGGCTGGTCCGGTTGCTGGCCCAGAGCAGATGCCTCCAGAACCCGAAGAGGTCACCAGCCTGCGCGACCAGTTATCCGCTCTTCAGGCCAAGGCAGCGGAGGGAGCGACTGCTTCCCGTCCAGAGACGCAGGAAGAAGTAGCAAAGCGGTTGGGAGACTTCTGGTCGAATGCCTTCAAGAAGACACCTGGAGCAGCGGTGCAGTTGCATGAAATGCTGACCAAAGACACACTGGAGCAATCCAAACTTGCTTTAGAGCAGGCCAAGCTGCAAGCAAAGCCAAAGCTGACAGAAAGTGAGCAGAAATCTCTCGGGTTTGCTATGCGAATGCAGAATGCTGAATCAATGATGGAAGACCTTGTGAAAGAGTTTGACCCATCTGGGACGTTTGGAGGTATTGCGTCAGCAATGCCCAACGTCATGAAGAGCGACTTACGCAAACAGTATGAGACAGCAGCAAGTGACTGGATTACTGCTGTTCTGAGGCGTGAGTCTGGTGCCGTTATTGGCAAGGATGAGTTTGAGAGGGATTTCACCAAGTATTTCCCGCAACCAGGAGACAAACCAGGCACCGTTCAACTTAAAAAGCAACTGAGACAGCAGGCAGTAGAGTCCATCCTTGTCCCGATGGGCATGGAAGCCCCAGGCCAAGCCAAGGCAGCTCCTCGCGTCACCACCCGCGACAAATTCGGCAACATTGTCACTCAATGAAAGAATACTACATAGACGGATATGACGTAGTTGAACAGTTTCCAGACGACACACCGGACAACGTCATCCAGGAGACACTGAACAAGGCTTATCCTGAAACAGATGACCAGTTCGTGTCACGAATAGCAGACCCTGCCACACCAGCGTCTGCTGTTTCGTTTGAAGACTTCCAGCGTTATCAGGAACTGAAGCCGGAATTGTCCGTTGGTGACTTGGCCGGACTGGTAGCACAAGGGGCAGGGGTTGTCGCCAGCGAGCTGATGAACGGTGTCCGGTCTACCCTGAACTTGGCCGCACAAGGTCAGCTTGGGGAAATGGGAGCATCCCTGGCAGAAGGTGCTGCCCGAGGGACTTACGATTTAGGCAACCTGGCCATGCGTATCGGTGACAACCTGAACACATACATTGAGCCCTACATTCAGGACACCGGAGACGCAAAGAAGGACCAGTATAACCGATTCCTTGCCATCAAGGAGATGGACTCCATCAGGGAAGCGGCCAGAAAGGGTGACTCCACTATTCTGTCACGGTTTGGCATTTCAGCGGACCCTGCTTCGATTAACACAGAGATGGCCGAAGCGGCATCCTACTTTTTGGACCCAACTGTCCTGGTGTCGGGTGGCTCCACCAAGGTTGGCTCATTCATTAACAAAGCACTGGGTAGTGTTGCAGCAAAACCTGCTGAGTTGGCTTCCAGGGCAACCGGTGCAGCAGCCAGAGGCTTGTCAAGCTTGGAATCCAAAGTCGCAGAGAAGGCCGGGCAACTTGCCAAGCTGACTGATGAGACTACCGGAGGTTTGGGCAAGTATGCTCTACCTGGTGGTGTTGGAGCCTTGGCAGGTTCTGTTGGGCTTGCTCCTGCTGCTGGTGTTGGTGCTGGTGTGGCAATGGCCGTGCCTACATTGGAGGTGGCTTCTGGGTTGTTCAAGGGGTTCGCAAACGCGATGGGCAACATGCCGACTCGCATTGGCCCATTGCACCACCTAGCCATGAGCTCACCCCAGACAAGGGCAGGCAAGATGGCCGGAAGGCTGAAGTTCTTGGACCCTGTCGCTGATTATGCAGGCAGAACAGCAGGAGGAGCAGTTCAAGGTGCTGCCTACGGTGCTGGGCTTGGAGCCTTGGCTGGAGGCATGGAGGGAGCCGCACAAGGCCTTGGTGCAGGTGGTGTGCTTGGTGCAGGTGCTGGAGGGTTCTCAAGGGCCGCAGAAGGCCTGTCAGGGGTCAGCAAACGCCGAGCAGAAGCCAACGACTACCAGACGTGGTATACACAGCAGCCCAGAGAAGTCAAAGACTTCATGGACCAGAACGTCAAGTCCGAGCAGGCCCGTGTCCAAGTCATGGACGGTTGGCAGATGTTCCAGACTGCACTGGGAGATGAAGCTGACATCCGGATTATTTCTGATGACGACTTCCGTGCCAGGTTCCAGAAAGACAAAGACGAAGCAACTGGAGCAGGGGTGCAGGTGGTAGAGGGTGAGAGGCCGGTGCTTTACATCAACGGCAACAAAGGAGACACCACAACCCTCTTCCATGAGATGTTCCATGGAATTGCTCGGCTGGATGGCTTCGATGGACTTGTGTCAAACATCACGTCCGAACTTGGCAAGATGTATTCCCCAGCAGAAATCAATCAGTTTGTCAAGGAATACGAAGCAAGCGGAATTGCACTGAAGGGCCGTGAAGGGTTGGTTACAACCGATGACAAGTTCTCTGCCATCATGGAGGAACTGGGAGCCGAACACTTTGCCCGCTTCATCCAGGGCAAAGACAGTTCCTATCTGCTGAAAGGGTCACCCCTCAAGGATGCGTTGAGTGGGTTTGTAAACCGGTTCGTGGCTGGCAAGCTGGACCGAATCTATGACACGTTTAAGTCTCCCATCTTCAAGTCACACCTGAAGCGCAATCGAGCATTGGACCGAGCCATGAATGACTTGGTCAAGGCTCGCAGGAAGGCGTACAAGCAGGTCGAGTTGTCAGCAGACGATTACATCCGAGCCTATGGTGAGAACGACCTTGGTGACGACAATGTCTTCAACGAACTGCAAGCACTTGGCGTGGCAGAGTTGGACAATAAGGGCAAGCGGATAATAAAATCCAACTACCGGATTGGTAAGGAAACGAAGGAACTCGGTAAACAACTGAAAGACACCCTGGCCGGTGTGAACGACGCTGGGGGCATGCTCAGGCAGTCTGACGGGTCCTACAAAGGCAGAAACTTCAGTCCTGACCAACTGAGAGCATTGCTGGACGCACCGTTCCTGTCCGACAAGGTCAAGGAGGTCATCCAGTTTATTGCCGACATCAGGCAGTCTGGGTCCGATGCTGTCAACGTCACTTATGGTGCTGCAACATACAAGACCAAGCGAGGCAAGACACGGGCAAAAAACCTTCCCATCTCAAACAGGGATGCACTGATTTATGGATTGACTGTGTCCCCGGTTGGAACCATCACTGCCAACATTCTTGACCTGTCCCTGCTTCGCTCCAAGATACAGAGACTGTGGTCCGGTGATAGCAGGCTTCACAACCTGTTTGACGGCCCTGATGGCATGTATAACGACGCTTTGACCTACGTCAATGCATTAGGTGGGGACGTTCCCACTGCTCAAGTCCTGGGCAGTGCTGAGAAGCGCAATCACCTAAACAAGATGCTGGGTGTCCGGAATGTCAAAGGCAACCCAGAACTGCCCGACACTTACAACCTCAAGGAAGCAGACCATCCGTGGCGCAGCTTCAGGTTGGACCGGTTTGTCAAGGCAAGGAAGCTGGAAGACGTGAAGGCACAGTTCAGCGAGAGAGCCTACGAGATGGGTCAGGTTAACTTTAGCCCTGAACCAGTCCTCCCTGTTGAGAAGCACCCAGAAAACCAACCCGTTCAAGGACGGTTGACCAAAGAGCAGGCTGACAGAATTAAAGAGCTGCAACAGCACTACGAAGCCAAAACGCCCGAGCGAATCAAGGTGCTTAAAGCGGACGCTATCGAGTCACTGTCATCTCGGTTAATCAACCTTGGCATACCCGTTTCCGAGGCCAGAACAATGGCGTCAGACACTTTCAAGAATGTTCACAACAAGGTCAAGGGTGCAGCGCAGGTTATCAGCGGCATGGGCAAGTCTGACTTGAGCAGGCTCGCTGGGAGCGGAAGACCATCAGTCAAAACAAGGGCAAGTGTCAACCCTAACTGGTTAACGTCAGCCTTTGAATCGTTTGAGAACGATATTGACTTAGCCATGATGAAGGCGCAGCAAGTAGGGGGCGCAGAATCCGGGGTCAGGCAAGTCACGCCCGAGCAAGGCCAATCATTCGTGACAGGGGAACGTCTTGCTGACACAAAGGCGTTTGGCTCTTCACTGCGAGACGATGCGGCATCACCTCCTCGCGTGTATTCCAGTGTTGTGGAGGGGCAAAAGTTCGGAAGCCAAGGAAACTACAATGTGTTCTTTGAGTGGGACCAGAAAACCCCAATTGTTGCCACATCACACCATCACTATGGTGTCGCCAATGGATTAACAGACATCCATGCATCAGCAAATGTTGGTGACAAGAATGCACGAACATTCGGAGACCCAAACAACGAAACCTACACCACGCTTCCATCAGGGAAGAAGGTGCTGGACACGCACCTACTGGTAGGGAACAAAGGGATACCAACTGCCAGAACACACCAACTCATGGTCTCTACTCCTTCCTCTGGGCTGAATGAAGTCAAGAAAGCCTACAAGAAAGGGGGTTTATCTGCTGCCAAGAAAGAGTTGGCGAAAGTGGTATCCAGCGAGCTTGTGGGCAAGCAAAGCCAAGGCAAAGCAGCCAGCTATGCCAGTCCTGAAGGCGTCCCAATGACAGTGGCCATTCAGCGGAATAGGACAGAGGCATATGTATTGAACCCAGACCTGTCAAACGTGAAGAAGGTCACCATTGTATCCAACAAGCCAGACGAGGTTCGCTTATTTAAAGAAAACATTCGTCAGGCCTTCAAAAACAATTCGTCTAAGCTTCCACCAATTCAGGTTGTGTCTGCTGACTCAGGACCGAGCGGAAACAAGGGCAGAAAAGCTATCACCGATGAACACTTTAAGTTGACAGGCGAAACCCGCTTCTCTCCAAGTAGGGCTAGTGAATCAATGCCTGCCTTCAATGTCCGAAATGAACAAGGTTCTCCTTTTGCTGACATGATTGTTGAAGGTCTCAAGAGTATTGAGACCAGAGTGAGGCCGACCCTCAACAGTCTCGTTGGAAAGCGGGTCAAGTTGGTCAGAACAACAGGGCAAGGCTCTGGTGATGTCATAGGTGAAGTGACAGTTGGTCAACCTAAGTTCTACGCAACAAAGCAGGAGTTTGATGCAGACTTTGAAAAACACCTAGTCAAAGACGACTCAGAATTTGCATTCGGAGAGCAGGGTAAATATGGATACCCCATGCTTGACCCTGTCAAATACAAGGAGCCTTATTCAGTGGACTCTGTTAGGGACAGACCGAAAGGGCATGTTATAACCAAGGACATGCCTGGGCCACGCTTCTCCCCAGCCAGAACCCTGAACAAACGTGGTGGTGCTATTTACACTACCGAGCAGGGACACAGAGCAGTCCAGACAAGTTCTCGGGCAGGTGTGAGAATGTATGACAAAAACGGCAAAAGGGTTGGCCCAGTGTTTCAGTCAGTGGAGAAGGCCGAGAGGTATTTGCAGAGTAAAGCAAAATAAAAAACCTCCCCTTGGTATCCAATCAAGGGGAGGTGTCGTCGTATTCGTTTGTCGTTACAAACTACCGAGGCCGAATTTCAGACAATCCATTATTCGTGTCGATAGTTCTGTCTAATCCGTGACAGCGAAGGCTGGCGGCCAGAACGAACCCACCTTGCCACAAATCCCACCAAGGTCAATAACAAATTAAATCTTTTTTCTGGTAAAAACATACCTCCGACTGTCCATCCCTGGCACGGCAAAATGGTCATTGATGATGGCGACAAAGTCGAAGCCTGACTGCCTGCCTATCTCCAGAACTGCATGCTCTGGCATACCATACATCGGGATGGCAGGGATAGCAGGCATGGTGTCCTGCTCTCCGGTTGGCAGTGGCAACTGAAACCATACAGCATGCCGTGCAGCCGAGAACATGGTTCTCAACATCTTACCAATGACTTCCGGTGGGTTGTGTTGCAAAACGATTACACTATAAACCAGGTCACATGACAATGGCTCCAGTCTGCCATCAAAATGCCTGAACTGTATATACGGGAAGTTCTTTGAAGCAACCTCCACCATGGTTTGGCTAACGTCAAAGCCGGTCACAGATTTGCATAGCCGATACATGGCTTGTGCAACACGACCAACACCTGACCCTAGTTCACAGGCATGCAGCTCGGACAACGACAAACCAGCCAAGGCAACTTCCCGTTGAATCAAACTTGCAACCACATCGCCCGACTGCCAGAAGTATTCGCTCGGGCCTTGCCTGTTTGCCTCGTCGGTCAAGACGGCGTAGTATGGCTCCGTCTTGGCTAGGTGGTCCCAGTTCTGGGCTACGTGTTCAAATTCGCTGGTAGGCATGCTTCCATCCTCATGTCTTTTTCACCTGCTTCAGTTCTTGGTCTCCATGTCCCGACACACTGGTGCCAGCCAACCCAGTTGGCCCGATTGTGCCTGCACAATGCCTCAAATGGCAGAATGCCGACACCCTTTTCAGGATGGAACTTGCCACCGAAATCCTGCTGAGCCATGTGCAACTGCTGCTCATAGCACATATTGAATCCCGTGCGAGCCTTGACTGTTTTAGTGAAGAACGTCACCCCGCATCCGTTGAACAGGTCTTCTGTTGTGAAGGACTTGACACCCATGCCCATCTTTCTGCGGCACCAATGGACGGACTTTTCAAGGCACTCACCGAGTATTGAGTGACCTGGGGTAGCTGCAAAAAACGCATCGCTGACCCCGCCATGCGTCTCACAAGCGATGACCATGTCACATTCGTCCATGGCAGGAAGCGGTCCGTAAAACTCAATATCAACATCCGAGTAAAGCCCACCGTGCTGATACACCAGCTCATACCTGGCGACCTGCGACCATGCAAGCTTGTTCCACTCAAAGATGTCCGCATGCTCTGGATTGAAGTCATCCAGCGTGATGAACCTGCTTTGCCAGCCATTGTTCAGGCGAACAAAGTCTGCCATGTTGGCAAACCCAGTGTCAGGCATCGGGTTGGTTTTGTGCTCCCCGTAAACGAAGTATGCTGTTTTTGGTATGCTCATTACTTGGCTTCAACCCGTTTCCCGTCATCGAACCTGTTTGTGTCCTTAAGACTGTCAGGGCAGTGTGCTTTCAGCACATCACGCATGGCTGGCGGGTATGACTCAATGGTCGGGAAATTGAACTTCCCATATTGGCCAATCATTGGGATTAAGCAGAACCCAATGCCACGCTTTGTAAAATACTCCGCATACTCTGGAGCCAGCATGACCTGGGACGGGTGCCCCACATAGTTGACCGACACAGGATACCCCATTGCCTTCAGAGCAAGGATGCGGCCCGCAAATATCTCCCAGTTGAACTTGGGTTCAGTGACATGCAGGGAGCAATTAATAATCCCCCACTTCTCTGGCGGTGCAGCATGCACCACCTTGTTCCAAATATCACTTGACAGGTTTGTCGTCAGGCTTATGGCAAAACCCCTGTCAGCCATAAATGCAAACACCTTCTCAATCCCGTCATAGAACAACGGTTCGCCACCATTGGTGTTGAACAAGCCTCCGTCAAACTCATTCAAGTCCAGAAACTGCTTAAAGGCTTCTACCCATTGGTCAGCAGTTGTTTTCCTTGTGTCCTTGGGGAGCCCGCAATACTGGCAGTTGTAGTTACAGACCCAGGAAGCAGCCCAAATCATTGCTGCTGGGTTTTTCTTGCCTTCAAAGACGCTTGGGTTAATGACGTTTTCCTGGTCCGTGACCAGTCCATCCTTGAATACTGCTTTTGATGACCAGTGCCTATCGCATATCTGTTGGCAACCCTGCCACGGGCAGCGCATGAAATCCTTTGACAGCTTGACTGGGCCGTCCAGCATGTTGCCGAGTAAATGGTCCTTGTTATAGACAAGACTGTTGCACGGGTAAACGTCACCTTCGCTTCCAATGCTAATCCAGTTCTTGCCTCCTGAGCAGTAGAGTCCCTCTTTATTTGTTTGCATGTAACACTATATGTGGAGTTGAGTAGTGATGACCAATGGACCGTCCATGGTCAGTTGTTGTTAAGACAAATTCGCCAACAATGTCAGGGTTCTGAAACCCTACTGAGCCAGCCATGCTTTTAAGAGCCTGCTTGCCGCACCACCACAGACTCTCGTTGGAAGATTCGATTCTTGTTTCGACCTCAGTGGCATTCCGTCCACGGTGGTCCTCGATGTGAACAGACCTCCCAGGGTCACCGTTGTAGGCAGTTGCCAGTATAAGCAGCCCTCCGGGCTTAAGCTGGTCTCGTAAGTGGCCTAACAGTTTGACAGGATAGACACAGTGCATGAGCAGGCTGGAACAGAAAACCACGTCAAACGCATTCGGGTTATTGTAATCATAGACCGAAGCATGAACCTGCTTGGTTCGCATCTTACACTTTTTCTGAACTTCTTTATATGCTTCAAGGTTAATGTCTAACGATGTAACATCTGCGCCTTGCTCGTAAAATAATTTAGACCAATAGCCAGATGCACACCCTGCATCAAGCACTGACAGACCTTTCAAGGTAGGAATGGCATAATAGCTAACCAACGGTTCGTGGTCGTATACTCCCTGGATGCCGAGGTCAGGAAACGTGTGATACATTAGCATGCGAAGGAATATACCAACTATCGCCAATAAATACAAGGCATTTGCGATGTCTGCCGATGGTCCCAGAAAAAAAGTTGAAAAAACATCTTGCAAGCTGAACCAATGCATGGGATAGGTGTTGCATGTCAGCGACAAAAAGCAAACAAACAACGCCATGGGAAGACATTCGCAGAATGTTCCCTCCAAGAACAACTGTCACGGAAGCATTCCTGATGACGGTGGAGAAATGCATTAAACGTGGGTGGATGAGCTACCCAAATAACCTCTCCCAGCGGGACCAAATCCGACTGGGTAAACTCTACAAGATGAGCCGACCATGATTAATTCAAAACGAAAAGGAGCGTCAGGGGAGCGAGCATGGGTCCAAGTTCTGCAAGAACACGGATACACTGCCAAGAGAACAGGCTTCCACCAGAGCCAACAAGGCCATGATGCCCCAGACGTGACCTGTCATGACCTGCCAATACACTGGGAAGTAAAGAACACCGAGCGGTGCCAGATACGTGATTGGCTTTCACAGGCAGCAGGTGACTGCAAGGATTACCAGATTCCTGTCATCACTTGGAAGAGCAACAACCGTGAATGGGTGGCTATATTGACCGCAAAGGATTTGCTCAAAATCATACAGACATGTGACCTTAAAGCATTGGAGGAGGCAATCCAATTATGAAACCTGCATTATTGATGTTGCTCCTCATCCTGCCTTCACAACTCAGCGCGGGTGTGGTAGCATTGACAATTCTCGCAGAATCGAGAGGGGAAGGCCGTGATGGAATGGCAGCAGTTTCCTGCGTGATTAGCCAGAGAGCCATCAACCGAAACCTGACACCTGAACAGGTCTGCTTGCAGAAGTGGCAGTTCTCATGTTGGAACGGTAAAAGTGAGTCCGACTTGGAACACCTCTACAAGACTCCACAAGCCAAGTATGCGCTTTATTTGGAGGCTAACATTGACCGAATGAACAGGGCAAAGACTGGATATGCTGACCACTACTATGCCAGCTACATCAAGGCCCCCTACTGGGCAAAGGGCAGAAAGCCTGTTGCTATAGTTGGCAAACATAAATTTTACAGACTGAAATGAGAATTGATTGCAAAGATTGCGGAAACGAACTCCAAGTTACTGCGGTGAGTTGGCCAGACTATATTGAAGTAATGCCATGCCAGCATTGCATTGCCTGTGAAAAGGAAGAGCTCCTTGACGACATTCGAAACGGGCACATTTTAATAGAAGAAATCGAGAAATAAAAACCATGAAAACAATAGACCAATACATCAACGCACGTCGATACCAAGACTGTGAATACTGGTTAAAAGACGAACCAGAATGCTCCATACAGATGGACCCTCAATACATTGGCATAACTCAGACCAATGAAACACTTGGCAACCTTCCTTTGAACTATGTTATCCGAAGAGGACAGACTTTCCGTGCCAATAACGGCGCAGAACAAAAACAGAAACACTAACAACAAACAGAAAGCATAAATATGTCACTAATAGTAAGTTCAGAATCAAACGACAAAACACGAACCATGGTCCCAGAGGGTCCGCACGTAGCACGATGCACTGCGGTCATCGACCTTGGCACCCAAACCCAGGAATGGAAAGGTGAAACCAAACATAACAAAAAAGTGTTAATTAGTTGGGAATTCCCTGAAATCACTGCAGTGTTTAACCAAGAAGATGGCGAGCAGCCTCTTGGCCGAAGCCTGCACTACAATGCCAGCCTGCATGAGAAGTCTACTCTCCGCAAGCATTTGGCCGCATGGAGGGGTCGCCAGTTCACCGACAAAGAACTGGAAGGCTTCGACCTGAAAAGTGTGCTGGGGGTCCCATGCTTGGCTACGGTCATGCACAAAAAGAAATTGGACGGAACCGTGACCGACCGAATCGACAACATCTCTGCACTGCCTAAAGGCCTGAAATGCCCAGACGCAGTCAATGAGGCCTATTCTTACACGATTGAAAACCACCCAACAAACTGGGACCGCTTGCCTGAATGGGTCAAACGCCAGATTGAGGAGAGCCCCGAGTATAAGGCCATCGCTGGGGCAAAGTCTGCCCCAGAAGAACCGGAGCAGGCACCTGAAGAGGAAACCGACGAGTGCCCGTTCTAAGCTGATAAACCCTTGCCCCGTCAGGCACGACCTGGCGGGGCTATATTTTAACCCTAAATTTACGTGACCATGAAAAAAACATTCAAAACAGCATTTGAGCCAGGTATCTACCACAACCTGGAGGAAAAGACTTACCGTGCAGACGGTGCATTATCAACCAGCGACTACAAGTTGCTGTCCAAGACCCCGAACCATTTCAAAGCCAAAGCTGAAGGAAAACTGCCATACATCGACAGCCCAGCCATGCGGTTGGGCCGACTGTTCCACACATACGCGCTGGAACGGGATGAGTGGGACTCTACTGTCAAGGTTTGCCCTCTGAAATACCAGGACAAGCGACTCAAGGAGTCTAAATTGTGGTGGTCTGAAATGGACAGCCTTGGTGTCACTGTTATCAAAGCGGAGGAGTATGACGTTATCCGGTCCATGCATGATGCCTACATCGGCCTGAAGGATGTCAAGGCAGCGGTATCTGTGCCCCACAACACTGAGGTTAGTGTCTTTTGCCAGAATCTAATAGGCAAGAACGACACCAAGTGCAGAATTGACCTGATGACCGGAACAGCAACCAGCAAGTCAGTGACGGTGGTTGACATCAAGACAACCCGTGCTGGTGGAGCCGACCCTCGAGAGTTTGCCAGAACTAGTCGCGCCCTTAAATACCACTGGCAGCAGGCCAACTACACCCGCATGTTAGCCCAGAAGGGCATTTCAGTGGACAGGTGGGTGTGGGCAGTGGTCGAGAAGGAACCGCCGTATGAGGCTGCTGCATACGTTTTCAGTGCCTCTGACATGGATTATGCCTTGGCAGAGCTGAAAGAGGCTGACAAACGGCTCCTGGCCTGCCAGGAACTGGATTCATGGCCCAGTCACACACCTGGGGACGCCGTGGAACTCAACCTGTTTAATTCCGGTGTCAAATTCTGAGCCAAAGAAGATGGTCCTGTCCCAGAAGGCCAAGGACAGCTTGCCCGGATACCTTAAACTTGTCATGCACCGCTTTGAAGTGCAGAAGGTTTGGGTTCCGGGTGAGCCCATCACTCTGCCACCAGCATCCCCTCCGGGAATGCATTACACACCTGAAGACCAGCCCGAGTATGTGGCATATTGTCGGTCCATGCTTGACCAAGGCAAGGTGGACCAAGGCATTGCCAAGAGCATGATGGTTGGCTTGAGAGGGTGCGGGAAGGCTGGCAAGGAATTATCGGAGACAATCAAAAAGAAAGTTCTCAAGAGATGATAGCCAAAGCTAGGTCAAACACCCCGTACATCCCATCATGGATGATTAAGTCTGGGTTCAACCATCACCAGCTTGCCATTATGACGTATGTGGCATGCCGTGGCAAATGCTTTGAATCCAAGAAATCCATCTGGACTAAGCTCAAGATGGGAGAGAAAACATACCGCAGAACCATCCAAGAACTGACCGAGGCAGGGTGGTTGAAGCAGTCATGGATTAACAGAAAACGATGCCTCGAAATAACCAATACAGGAAACCATATGGATATTCTCAAATCTGAGAAACAGTCAAATGACTGTATCAAGGAACGGTCAAATGACCGTATCAAGGAACAGTCAGATGACTGCACTAATATACCAAGAGAACAAATCAATACAATAAACCAATTACCAGTACAGGGCAGTACCTGTACCAGTACTGGTACAGAAGGGAAGGGATTGGATATATCCTCTCTGATTTATTCTTCCATGATTGAAGGAAAAAGGAACATGAACCGCAAATTGCCAAGAGCAACCCAGATTGAACGGGAAGGGGGTTTGCATGTCCGACTCTAGCACTCATTTCAAAGTGGATTTCAAGGTTCCAGAAAATCCAAGCCTGGAACGTGACCTTCTTGGGTCCGTATTAATCGGAGGCTACCATGCAGCAAAAGACCTTGGAGTAACCTCAGAGTGGTTTTATGACCCTCGGAACATCGAGGTGTGGCAGGCCTGCAACGAGGTTGAGACTCAGGGAGGCCAAGTTGACCAGGTCTCGGTGACATCCAAAGCCAAGAGGCAGGCTCTTTACATCGATGATTTGTGTGGTAGGGCATCGACTGCTGCCAACGTGGAGTTGTTCGCCAAGGAGCTGGCTGGTTTCCATGTTCGACGTAAAGCGTTTCTAAGCCACTTTCACGCCCTCGAAGCCTGCCAGCAGGTGACAGACACCCAAGAACTTCAAAAACGCCTTGAAGAGGCCTTCTACGAGCTTACAGACGGTGTTGTGAGGGACAAGGACCAGCGTGAAGCAAAGAAAGCCTTTGTTGACCTCCTTCAGAGTGCTTTGCCCAACGGTGTTCCTCAGCGTGGAGGGATGACTGGGATGCTTGAGGTGGACGAACTTTTGACCGGATTAAAGGAAGGCAGCATGAACACGCTGGCTGCCCGACCTGGCAGGGGCAAGACCTCGCTGGCGGTCCAGATAGCCATTGAGACTGCATTAAGGGGAGAGCATGTAGCTTTTTACTCCTTTGAAATGCCCTTCAACCAGATTTACACCAAAGCTCTGAGCTACCTGTCACGCGTTGATGTGGACTACTACCTGCGAACAGGGCAGGGCCCGACCGAGAATATCGCAATGTGGGCAGGAAAGCTGACCCAGCTCCCTTTGCACATCGAGGATGACCCAGGCCTGTGCGTGCATGATATAGCCTCACAGGTCCGCAGGTTGTCCAAGGAACACGGCACCAAGTTGGTTGTGGTTGATTACCTGCAACTCATCGGCTCGGGCCGTCAGATGGAGAGCAGGGTCAACGAAATTGGGATTATATCAAGGGAACTCAAGAAGTGCTTTATGCAGACAGGTGTTCCTGGCCTTGTTTTGGCCCAAATGAATCGGTCCATCGAAGGTAGGGAAGGCAAGCCCAAGTTGTCTGACCTGCGTGAGTCTGGCTCCATCGAGCAGGACAGTGACACAGTCATGTTCCTTCATGACAACCCGGAACTTGACACAGACCTGACCGAGCTGGTCATTAAGAAGAACCGGCATGGCAGGACCGGTAGCGTCCCAATGTCTTGGGAGAAAAGCTTTGGGCGGTTTCGCCCATTATCCAATGAAGAACTAACAAACGAACCCACATTCTAGATTATGACTGTAATTGTAATAATGCACTCGCAAGGTAAAGACACAGAGATTGTTATGGAAGCATGCGACCCAACAGAACTCGGAGGAATCCTTATGTCACTGCCATTCCTGGCAGAGGAGGACGAGGATTTTGATTTCCATCTGCCATACGACGATGACGAAGACACCAACAACAGACAAAACTGATATGACGAATCCAATCATTATAGGCTTGGCCGGTAAGAAAAGGTCAGGGAAATCCACAGCCGCCAGCCACTTGCTGGAACGTCTGGCTGAACTGGGGCGTGCCCCTGTCCGTGTAGGCTTCGCAGACGCCATCAAGGCCGAGGTGGCCAAGCTATTTGGCCCATGCACTGATGAGACCAAAGCAATTGTCAGGCCGGTCTATCAGGCCGTGGGAGAAGCTGCCAAGAACCTGTATGGTGAGCAGTTCTGGGTAGACAGGCTGCTTGCAGCATGGGACCACCACCAGACACTAGGGTGTGATGCTTTGGTCATCGATGACGTCAGGTTCCCGTATGAATCTAAAATCATCCAATCCATGGGAGGTCAGGTGTGGCGTATTGCTCGGCCATCCACAGATAACCACGGGGACATGCATCCATCAGAAATACATGTTGACAGCATCACGGCTGACCATGTCTACGTTAACGAAAAAAAAGTTCAAGAACTTCTTGACTGGGTCGAGTCCAGATGTAATAACTTCGCTTGTCATGATTGATTCCAACGCAATAACACGGTTCCTTGAAGACTGCGATGCCATAGGCATCCGCAATCCTGCCAGGTTCCTGCAGGGAAAGTTCCCCAAGGTGTTCACACACCTTCGGGGAGCCTTCCCGGGCAACATCATCCCAACCGATATTGACGGTGAGGTCGAGCTGAACGGGAAGTTCCTCAGGCTGGAATACAAGCACGAAGCCGAGATAAGGAGCTGCACGATACCGTCAGGGCAGCTCCGATGCTTTGAGGCACTGATACGCACCGGATACCATACCGTGTTCCTAGTCGGCCATGACGACTCAGGAAACACCACCTGCCTGCACATCCTGTCAGGCGGTGGATATGCAGATGTCTTCGACCCGTGCGATGACGCCAAACTCAAGAAAGAATGTAACAAATGGGCAATGAGAGTTGCCCCAGAAAGGACCATAAAATGCAATTAATCGAACTACTGGAAGAGGTGGTCTCCACCCTCAAAAACAACCCAGAGATAAACACTCTGGAAACCAAAGTCAACTCAACCATCCAGGTCGCGGATGTGTTGCGTCGAAAGTGCGAAGAGCTAGAAGGCAAAGTTTTCGCCAACAAAGTGCAGCAACAGGACTTTGCCAAAGAAATCCGGAGCCTTGTTGACAAACTGCAAGTAGACCTTGCCGCTACTGCACTTGACTCCCAGCCTTCCCAGAAATATCACTACGAGCTGGACCCGAGAAACCCTGATGAAAGCTGGGACAAAATCATCAAGGAGGGTCAAGCCATCCAGCGTCCATATAACCTGGACGCAGAGGCATACTGGCAAAACAAGCAGGGTGACAGTCCCTCCGGAAAGGGCTGGTATGGCACTGTGGGCATGCCTGTCATCACCATAGTTGCCAATGCACCAGAATACGATTTCCGGTCCACCAAGAGGCTTCCAGGCCGTTTCCGGCTATGGTCACCTACGAGATGGGGAAGCACCCTAAGGTTTCATTGCGACATCGGACCAACACTGCATGACAACTGGACCAACTCATCAGGCATCCCATACGGGTTCAAGACGGATGCACCAATCGGCCTGTATGTGGAGCCGACAACATATGTGGACGAACAGTTCACAGTCCGGCCCTTCGAGCAGTCCATCGAGAACTGCCTGATTGTTGCACACAATGGAACCCTGCCCATATATTTGGCAGACAACCAAGACAGGCTTTGGATTCGGGACTGCAACATCCAGCAGCACCAAGGTGCCCAAGTTGGCATCAAGCACGGGCCACCCATCAGGACGAGCATTATCCGACAGGCACCCATGGCAAACGTGTATCTGGCAGACCCTAAGTTCATCGACCTTCAGATGGAGGGTCCAACCAATTCCATCACTCCCCAAGCAGCAATCTTTGCTTCAGGAAACAATATCCACATGCGTGGCCTGAACCTGTATGGATGGCTTCAGGGACCATACCTGCATGGTGGGAACAACCGATACGTGCAGGTGCAGGCCCACAAGTCCAACACCCATGATGGGCGAGTGCCACTACGGATGGAACACGTTTGTGGGGCTACATTGAACCAGTATAAGGACCATGAGTTCTGTCATGTTGTCGGGGCTGAGAAGGAACTTTTCCCGACATCCTACACAACCGCCCCTCGCACAATGGGAACCCACCAGAAAGGAGAAGTTTTGTATGGAGGCTAATCAACTACCAGCAAAGCCGGGACCATATTACTGGCGCGAGTCAGACGGGGGTGAGTTTCAATTAGTAACGGTTGAGCTTCACATCTACAGCCGGAATCCTGATGTTGTTCATCTATCGTGTTATTCTGGTAAGGAAATGAGAATGTTGCCAATAAAAGACCTGCAAGGCAAATGGCTCCCAATCCCGACCGCAGAGGAGCTGGTGAAGTTGCAAGCCAAGGCGAAGATGGTGGATGAGGGGCAAGAGGCTTTCATGGTATTTGACAAGTTTGGTCGAGTTAGACATCTAGGAGATGTTAGGGACTACGCCAAACTTGTTGGCAGAACTTGGCAAGAGCTTGCAGAGGAAGGCTACACCTGTGAACTCGCAACGATAATCAAAGAGGAAAAGCGATGAGTAGGCCAGAACCAGACCAAATTGATATGATGTCAGAGCATGAGCTGAGGGATGAACTTCGTGAGGTTGTTAAAGAACTCGCCACCCTCCGAGAAAAGGCCAAGGCTTACGATGAGGGGCGCGAACAATGGCAGATTTGGGACCCCTGTCACAGCAAGATTGAGATGGTTGGGCGGACACAGGATGAGGCAATAACATTATTCAGAAAGTCAATTCCATCCAACAATCCACCCGAACCGTGGAGTCAGTATTTGGCTGCTGGCTACACCTGCCGCAAGGTCCGAGTCTGCAAGGAGGTGGTGGAATGATTAACGGCCAGCAAACGCCGCGCAGAGGCTAGGAGAACCCGGCTCAGCGGTTCCGGTGAGAAACCGGACTGGCCACCAAATTTAGAAAGAAGAAACATGAATTATTACGAAGATAATTACCGATACTCACAAGAGGCTCAAGAAGCAGATTTGCGGATAGTATGGAAGTGCAACCAATGCTGGAACAGACGTGAAGACTATCCCGGGATTAATGAGGGAGGCGATTGCCATTGTGGAGGGGAATACAAAGAGAGAGGGGAGTCTTATTTGGCATAACATTTCGGGCAGTGGTGTAAATACAGCACGCAGGGTCGCTCCCTGAATTCCAGTTTAAACTGGCTGCCCGTCCAATTTAGAACGAGAAGATTATGACAAACTCAAAAAAAGAACATGTAAAAATGACAAACAACCGACCGCCATCGTGCGACCTGCCAATGGAGTTTTACCAGACGAAGCTGAAGCCATGCCCATTTTGTGGTTCCGGCAGAATAGACAAAGGACACGGCAGCATCTTTTGCTTATGTTGCGGTTCGTGGTTGTTCACTGCAGACTCGCACGTCCACAAATGGAACTCCATCCCACGCCGCTCTGAGGTGGTGGAGCTAATTAGGCTAGTGGACTGGCTTAAGCACTCACAAAGCGAGTCAGAAGAATTCCCTAAAGCAATCCATGCTATTTATGGGTACGCCGACAAACTCAGAAAGGAGATTGGAGAATGAGTAAACCACGATACACGGATGACGAGGGCGAATGGGTCTATGCAGGTGACACCATCAGCTTCAGCTACGGGATACCACCTGTAAGGGTCAAAGCACAAATCGTGAACAGGTCAGGAACTCTATGGGTTTTACCGCACAATCCACGCACAAAAGGTTGCCCACTGCGAGCACTGCGGGGCTACGTTGGGGCATGGTGGAAGGAGGAAGCATGAGTCTATTTCACAGGCATAAATGGGGGGCAGAAATAACCAATGGATACCAGCGTTGTTTGAGATGCGGAAAAGCTGAACCAGTCGCATGCAGACACCAATGGAAGTGCGTGCATATGATTCGACCAGCATGGGGACTATCTGCGTGCATCGACATCCTTGAATGTTCAAAGTGTGGAGAAAGAACAGAAAGACGATATGAATTATGAACGATACCAAACCACCAATGACACTCTACTTTCGGGAGAATATATCAACCGTCCATATGGGTGGCAGTCACATGGACAATCGTTTCGGGCAGGCATTTGCGACCCGTAAACGGGAATCGGATGTTGGCCCATACATCTTCAAAGCCTGGCTCCAAGAGGAACTTCTTAAACGAGCCAAACAAGGAATGAGGGGGTATGAGTCACCGGCGAGATACACAATGGAACTCGGCAGAGCTATTAAAGACATTTTCCGAGAGCTGAATGGAGGCAAAAATGAGCTGTGATAACAAACCACCAATGACGGTGTGGCTAGCGTTTGATGCTGTCGCATGCTTTGACCGCAACGAGGACTGCGGAGCATCCGACTTAAAAAACAACCATCACCATATCGGACCCTACGTCAACCTTGAGCAGTTCATGAAGGAGGTTGAGAGACGGGCGTCATGCATAAGATTCCAGCATTCAAGAAACAACGCTGAGGCTGGGTTTTATGCCATGCAGGAACTCGCCAAAGAAATCGAGGAGGGGAAAGAATGAAAACAAAACACTGCGGAGGATGTGACCAGACCAAACCGGTCACCCAGTTTGCCAACAACAAGCGAGCCAAGGATGGCAGACAATACCACTGTCGGGAATGCCTCAATGCATACAGTGTCATCCGAAAAGCAGCCATCAAGGAAGGAACATGGAACAACCTATGAAACCAAGCTACACATACAAGGCCGTTTTGAAACGGGTAGTCGATGGCGACACAGTAGTCGCAGACATTGACCTCGGGTTCGACACATGGATACATGACCAATACATCCGGTTCTTCGATTACGATGCCCCAGAAACAAGAACCAAAGACCTAGGTGAAAAGGAACGTGGCCTGAAGGCAAAAGAATTCCTGTCCAGCCTTCTGGCTCCAGGCGATGATGTATTACTTCACTCGATGGAGTTTCGCCGTGGCAAATACGGTCGCATCCTAGGCGACATCGAGACACCTCAATGCCCCAGCGTCATCTCGCACATGAAGGAACACGGGCATGAGAAATAGATGCGATAGCATCAATCAACCACCAACCATGCGAACACATGAGATTTACATGCAACACTTGCCTTGGCCGAGGCTACACTGACCAGGCCGACTACTGCCCCGACTGCGGAGGTTGGGGCTATAACACTGAAACCAAACCAATAAAACAGAAAGACACAGCATGGAAGACAAAACAACACCAAAGTCACTCCTCGAAATCGGGGACCAATACGTCCAAGCAACCTGGGCGCATCCAGAAGCCAACACGGAGATAATTGCTATCTACCGAGACAAGGGAGATGGCCAGTGGCTCATGGACCAGCCCCTCAGAGGCCCGTGGACGGTCTCTAAGGAAGGAGAGGTATACAATGACTACCGCATAGCCAAAGATGCCTTCAGGGACGTGTCAGTGCATGCTATGGGCCTATTTGCCAAGCTTCAGGAAGACGGAGTGCAGGGAGCCAAGGATGCGTGGGCAGAAGCAGGAGGAACAGTATACGACCTATGAACAAATATATGAACTACACCAAACCCATCGGGGAACAGGATTACCTGACAGACCGGTTCGAGAACAGGACTCTGACCATCGACCGTGAAGGCAAGTCCATCCAGACAACATGGACCCACCCAGACACACCATACATGGCAGATGCATCCTACGAACTCCAGCCACTGGCCAATACCTGGCGATTGCTGTCGCATGAACAGGACTTGACCCCACCAGACCCATCCACGGATGACATACTCAAGCATCACCATCACTGCTGGCTTGGCCCAGCTAGAATGGGACACACTCAAATACCTCAATGCATACGGACTAGAACAGTTCCAAGCCCACTGGGAAGCACACGGAGGTAAAACCCACACCGTAACCGATGATTAAACCATGACCCACACCATCACATTCTCCCTGCCAGAAGAACAGGAAGAACTAGACATCCACCTCCAGGCAACAAATAATGCCATCACCCTCGATGCCATTACCAATACCCTGCGGAGCTGGCTCAAGCATGGATTCCCTCCCAACCTCACCACCCCAGAAGAGGTGGCAGAGCATCTCAGGGAGGTAATCCTACAAGAACGGTCAAACTAGCAATTAACTATTGCAATGACCCCAAAACAACAGTACACTTGGGTGAGGAGGTTGGCAGTATCAGACCCAGCCTCCTCCCTTCCACTTTTCCAACCATTGGTATGACCAATCCCAGCATATGCCCGCAAAATCACTGACTCAATGGAACCAGAGATTGCCCGACCAAGGCAAGAAGAACTATGATGGCTCCCTCCTCAAGAAACAGGACCCTGAAAGGTACAAGGCCATCGTCAAGGCAATCAAGGCAGGAATAGCCCTTGAAACCCTCACCGACATCTTCCAGACATCCCTCCAAACCCTGCAAGGTATCTCCAAGAAGGAAGACATCCAATCAGATGCACAAAAGAATGTAGTCCAAGAACTCAGGCAGACCAGGAACATGGCTCTGGACCTCCTCAAACAAGCCCTACAAGCAGGGGAACTTAAAGGGAAAGAGCTGGGCGTGGTAATCGGAATCCTGACCGACAAAGAGACCCAGCTGGAAGGCCGACCAGGCATGACAATCAGGCATGAACGGGTCGACATGACCCACGATACAGTCCAGAAGCTGCTTGCCCAGCTACCCCATCAAGGAGATGTCATTGAAGCAGAGGTGGTTGAGGAGAAAGGGCAGGGAAGTTAGACGGGCCTAACAATGTTTGGGATGGGGTGTTTCTTTTAAACCCTACACATATTGTGCGAAAGGAATGCAGGGAAATGGTCAAAAAGAGACAGAAACAGGCCATATAGACCCGGGGAGGGGGTCAAGGTTTGGCCGACATGTCTAAGTCGTTGCGCATAAGCGCTTATGGGGCTGCCAACTAAAGGGCCTTGCCAGAGCAGACCAAGGGGGTTGACAGGCATGTTAGGATGCAGTGGAAATCAAGCTGGAGGAATGTTATGCTGGAACAAGCCCAATTACAATTCATCGAGGACAAACAAGGCAGGACATGCCCTGTGTGTGGAAAGGGTGTGACCGGAAGGCCAAACAGGGTTTGCTGCTCCAAGAAGTGTTCAGACACTAATTGGAAGCGCAACAACCCTGACAAGCATAGGGCGCATTCCAGGAAGTCAGTCAGAAAGTGTTACAAGGCAAATCCCGAGAAGTTCAAAAAAGCGAACAAGAAATGGAGGAAAGCAAACCCAGAGAAGGTTAAAGCTATCAACAAGAAATGGGTAGAAGCAAACCCTGAAAAGTTCAAGAAATCAGTCAAGAAGTGGCAGAAAGCCAACCCTGAAAAGGTTAAAGCAAACAACAAGAAATGGCGCGAAGCCAACCCTGAAAGGGCCAATGAGTTAGCCAGGAAGTGGCAAAAAGAAAACCCAGAAAAGGCCAAGGAGTCAGCCAAAAAGTGGCGCAAAGCCAACCATGAAAAGCTCAAGGAGTCAGCCAGGAGGTGGCAGAAAGCAAATCCTGAAAAGTGCAAGGAATACCGGCACCGACGCCGAGCAAGGCTCAAAAATAACGGCATTGAGGACACATCCGAGTTTCGGGCCCGAATGACCCATCCACTGGTCCGGCAAGTCTGCTTCTACTGCGGGACAGACTGCACTGGGAACTTCCACTGGGACCACCGCATTCCGATAGCAGCCGGAGGACCAGAAGCCGAGTGGAACCTTGTCATTGCGTGTCCTCCTTGCAACTTGAAAAAGGGGGCAAAGGTTCCCAAGACGCTATTTGCAGAGGAAATCTTCAAAGAACCATGAAAGGAACACCATGTTGGAACAAACCGAATTACAGTTCATCAAGGACAAGGCAGGGAAGACATGTCCCACGTGTGGCAAGGACGTTGTGGGCCCTGCCTGCAAGATTTACTGCTCGAATTTGTGCAAAACCGTTGCATGGCGCAAAGCTAACCCTGAAAAGCTCAAGGAATCACGCAGGAAGTCGAACAAGAAATGGATAAAAGCAAACTATGAAAAGGTCAGGGAATTAGACAAGAAATGGAAAAAAGCAAACCCAGAGAAGCGCAAGGCTCACCAGCACCGCCGCAGGGCTAGGCTTAAAGGTAACGGGATTGAAGACACTTCGGAATTCAGAGCAAGGATGACTCATCCACTGGTCAGGCAGGTTTGTTTCTACTGTGGTAAGGACTGCACAGGAGGAAAGTGGCACTGGGACCATCGCCTGCCAATATCAGCTGGAGGCCCTGATGCGGAATGGAACCTCGTGATTTCGTGCCCTCCTTGTAACCTGAAGAAGGGTTCAAAGTATCCCAAAACACTGTTTGCAGAGGAGATTTTCAATGAACCTTGAACTGGATTGGCTGCACAAGGCCCTGGCATGCCTTTTACTGGCCGTTACAGTGGCCTGGTGGGTAGCTTGGCAGGGCTGGCATGCTTGCCATGCGGAGCAGGAGATAATCGTCTTACAGGTGCGTGAGTGGCAAATTGAGGAGCTATGGAGTGATGAACTGGATACTGACTGGAAAGGATTAGAATGAAGAACAAAGAAAAAAATGGTTGGGTGGTCATTGACGGGAAGAAAACCCGTAAACGTAAAGCCGGGAAACGGCATATGTTGGAATCGGCTGACCTGAGATGGAAGGCAGGAAGGATTCCGAAGACACTGAAGGTGACTGGCAGGCCATTGAACAGGCTGCTTGTGCAGACCGATGAAGGGTATGTCAATGTCAAGGACAGCAGTTTCTTCAATGTGGGGCTGGAGATACCTGTATGGGTTGAGGAAGGCACGGGCAGGTTGATTTGCAAGGGTCTGCCAAGAACAGCAACCAAGTGGTGACATGGACCTGAAATGGAGCGCACATCCCATCCTGCACATCCCTTCTGCTGAGGAAGGGCGCAAGATGGCAGAGGCTGGTGTTCTGGGGGAATACTGGCAGCAAAGGGAGGAGCTGATACGGCTTGAGAAGGAGAATGCATTCGCTTATGGAGCCGACCACCACAACACCCAAGACATTCCTCATCGGGAGCCCTGGCATCCAAAAGGGGTCTTTGCTCATTGGAAGGAGGTTGATGCTGCCTTGGATGACCCGAATGTGGACATCATTTACATCTTTGGTGGGAACCGGGGAGGGAAATCAAGGTATGTGGCTTCCAGGGTTGTCCGGATGATGGTCAACAAGCCAGACTACAAGGTCTGGTGTTGTCACAGCTCCAATGACAGCTCTATCCAGGTTCAGCAGCCCTACATTTTCGAGTATTTGCCTCATGCCTGGAAGGAGCAGAAACGGACTGTCAGGTCTGTTGTTAATGTGGCCTTCACTCAGAAGAACGGGTTTTCCAACAGAACTTTTGTGGGGATTAACCACAGTCAGTGTTGGTTCAGGAATTACACCCAAGACCTGGGGACATTGGAGGGAACTGAGCTGGACCTGATTTGGATGGACGAGTTGGTGCCTTTATCATGGGTAGAGACCCTGAAATACCGTCTTGTGACCAGGAAGGGCAAAATGATTGTGACCTTCACCCCGATTGATGGCTACACACCCACGGTGAAGGACGCCATGGAGGGAGCCATCATTGAAGAAACTCAACCGGCCAAGCTGATTGACCCTACCTGGCCCAGCAATATTCCTGGTGTTCCAAGGGG